GCTCACTACTATTAGAGCATGGCCACTCCATAGGATAGCTCATGGTACTTTAGTTGCGTCTGCTTACCCCTCCTATGCTTTGCCCACATTTGATTTCGCATATTGGACAGGTACCTTTGTATTGAAAATTGAAGTAGTGTGTTCATCATTCCACAAAGGCCGACTTCAGATAGTATATGATCCAAATAGCGTTGATGCCGCACCTGAAACCAATATCCAACACACATATATTATGGATATTGCGGATTCAAAGGAGCTGGTGATAGAAGTGCCATGGTCCCAATCACGTACATTTTTGAATACAGTACCAGGATGGCCCTCTCAGAATATAACTGATGTGGGTCTAGACAATACTGGTTCCAACGTTTCTGCCAATGGTGTCATAGGGATTTATGTGCTTAACGAACTCACAGTACCAAGTTCCACCACCTTACCAGTAGAGATTAATGTGTACGGTAGCTTCAAAGATGATTTTAAAGTCATGTGTCCGGAGAGATCATACGCGAACGCTGTTTTTAGGAATCTGACTACACAATCAGGTCAGATGGACTGTTCAGAAGATTGCCAGATGCCAAATGACACAGATGTTGAATACAGCGCCGGTGGAGATCAGCGAAACGCTAAACAATTGGCTGTTTATGCAGGAGAGAGTATTACAACTTTCAGGGCGTTGTGGAAGCGACCGCATTTATTGTATATCCTTCCCAAGAACACTGCAAATAACAATTTGACCACTTTTGTGTTTCCTCTGAGGCCTAAACCACGAGGCACGATCCCGACTTTTACCAACTACAATCTAACAACGAATAATGGTCTTACAACTACTGCATATGCTTACGCAGGATGGCGAGGATCACTCAGGTATAAGTGTTAGACTCAATCCAACAAGACTCAAGTTTCTATCTACCCTAGTTCATGGGTGGGTATTAGTTTCGGGTCTGCTGCTAAGGTTATTAATTATGTGTTTGGAACAACTACAACGATAAATGATCTAGCGAGAGCGATGGATTTAATGTTTAATCCTCTGAGAGCAAATAAGTGTCAGGAGACGCAAGTGTCACAGCACCAGCCATGTGTAGAGTGTGAGTTCCCATACTATTCTCTCAATAGATTTTTCCCACATCGCAAGTTGGATTTTGAATTGCAAGTTGGTGAGAGGATTGTTAACATGGATACTTACACATATGATAGCACGATTTCGGGGCAACATGAAGTGTATGTAAGCACAGGCGAAGATTTCCAGGTAGGATTTTTTACTGGTCTGCCGTTATTGGCTACGATCAATAGTCCTGCCCCACCTGTTGCTGCATGACGGTGGAAGGTAACCACAACAAATTTTGAGGTAGAACCCCTAGGCGAG